GCTGCTGCTGAACAGGCTGCTGCTGCAAAAGAGGCTGCTTCCCAAGCTTGGTTTAATTCTCTAACTCCGCCAGCTAGTAGCAGTCCTTCTTTTACCCCTGATGAAGCTGCGATAATCGAAACTGAATCGTTTAATCCTAATGTATCTGCTCAGACTTTTACTCCCGGCTTATCGACTCCTTTAACCAGCGGTGTTGGCCCTACTGGAATTACTTCTATAGCCCCTGTTAATCGGTCACAACCAGTTGCTTTGGCTGGTTCTGGCTCTTCTGACTCCCTAAGTGCGAATGATATATTTGACATTATTGGCACTGGAGATTCTAACGCCAACATATTGTCTTTAACTCCTGAAGACGCTGTTAGGGCTGAGATTAAATCAACGTTCCCCGGTCGTCCTGATTATGGATCAGGGCTTCCATTTAGCACTACTGCTCCCGGTGATGACTACACACCTACTTCTTCTGAACTAGCAGCGCAGCTTGCGGCTCAAGGATTGACGAATATCACTCCGGGTACTTTGTCTTTTGAAGATCAGATTGCTCAATATAACAATGGGAATCTTAGTGAGGCAAATTTAGACTTGCGAGACATTGGTCGTGAACTTCAAAGCGGAACTTTAACCGTAGAAGACGCTTTAGGCAATGGTCTTGGTGGTTTTCGTCCCGCCAACGTTGGTCTTGGACGTGGCGCTGGGTTCAAGGGCTTAGAGCAACTTAAAGCTGAGATTGCTGAGGCTGAGGGAACTTCTGACGAGGGTGGTTATGACCGTCTTCTTGGTTACCAAGAGGACAATTTCAATGTTGTCCCTAGCGAGATGACTGTACAGCAGGTTTTGGATTTCCAGAAAAAGCGTGGCGAAGGTTCTTACGCTGATTATTCCAAGACTGTTAATAAGAGGAACAACCAGTTGCGTGAAGATGGTACTCCTAAGATATCCACTCCTGTTGGCAAGTACCAAGTTGTTGGTTCTACGCTTCAGGGGCTTGTTGATTCTGGTCGGGTTGATCCCAACGCTTTGTTTGATGCGGAAACTCAGGAATCAATTGGTGAATATCTTATCAACGAAACACGTGGTTATAACCGCGCCAACGGTCCAGATGTTTTGGATGGAGGAATTACTCAGGCTGCGTTTGAAAAGGGTCTCGGCCAAGAGTTTCAGGGCATTCAGAAGGATAAAAACTTCAGCTTGAGCAGCGTCGGTTCCGCCAATGAAGAATCAGACAAAACTGGTATCAATCAGGTCATAGATGACGAGTCACAAGCCCAGAAGATAATTGCTGATAAGGAACTAGCTGCTGAAAACAAAGCAATTTATGACCGTGGTCTTGGTGCTGACGATGATCCTCGTCGCGGAAATCTTTCTGTAAATGCGGCAGAGGCTAAGTATTTACAGAATCTTTTGTCAACTCTGGAGTTCAACGACGAAGGAAAGTTGGTAGACAAGGGGCCGGGATTTATAGAGGACGTTTTTAGTAAGTTAGTTAGAAACTTCACTCTTGGTCTTGTTAATATTAACGACTTAAATAAAGATAAAGTTCAGGCGGTTCTTGATGCGTATCGTGAAACTGGTAGCTTTGTGTATGACACAGAGGGCAACGCGATTGATCTAAAGACTGTTGAAGACCTTAAAAAGCTAGAGAAACTTAGTGCTGGCGAGGGTCAGAATCCTGCTGTGATTGGTGTTCGAGACAAAGATGGAGAAACAATTTCTTTTGGTTCCGATATTGCAAATACATCTGAGGGTGCGGTTGTAGTTGATGATGACATTTTCAGCACGATTGCTTCAACCAGCGGTGATGATACCACAACCACTGAAACTGACTACACGATTGATGAAAATGGAAATCGGATTTGTAACGAAGCTGGTTACGTTTATGATGTAGCTTCTGATTCGTGTATTCCTGCGGTAGCGGAAGAGGAATCTACGGATACCTCCCTTAATATTGGCACGGGCGCTAGCCGTAGCTTTGAGGATGTTTTGAAAAACATTCAAACGAAGGCTACTACGATTGCTCCGATTTCTGCTAATATTAAACCGATGGCTATGGGTGGCATGGCTGGTTTGAATAGAACTGCTGACAACTTCCTGAGAGCTTTAGGTGGCTAATGAACGATCTAAGCGATTTTGCGAGTTATCTTACTGACGATGAGATTTCCAAGGTAGCTCCTATGATTGAGCGCATTAAGGCGCTTGATTCTCGCAAGGAGAAGCGGGATAGCTTTATGGATTTTGTGAAGCATGTTTGGCCTCAATTTATTGAGGGCAGGCACCACAAGATTTACGCTCAGAAGTTGCAGGATGTTGCTGACGGCAAGTGCAAGCGTTTAATCATTAACATGCCGCCTCGTCATACGAAGTCTGAGTTTGCGAGCTATTTGTTTCCGACTTGGCTTATGGGCAGACGCCCTGATTTAAAAATCATTCAGGCGACTCACACTGCTGAGTTGGCTGTTGGCTTTGGTCGCAAGATTAAGAATTTAATTGAGAGTGAGGATTTTAAGGATGTTTTCCCAGATGTCAGCTTGGCGAGTGACGCTAAAGCGAGTGGTAGGTGGAGCACGAACGGCGGTGGTGAATACTACGCGGTGGGTGTCGGCGGCGCGTTGGCGGGTCGAGGTGCGGATCTGGCGATCATTGATGACCCTGTTTCGGAACAAGATGCGTTAAGTGCTACTGCTTTAGATCACATTTACGACTGGTACACTTCTGGCCCTCGTCAGCGTTTACAGCCCGGTGGTGCGATTATCATTGTTATGACGCGTTGGTCTATTCGTGATCTTACTGCGAAGGTTTTAAGCAAGCAAAGTGGCAAGGGTTCTGACCAGTGGGAGGTTGTCGAGTTTCCTGCGATTATGCCTTCTGGCAAGCCTTTATGGCCTGAGTACTGGAGCTTGGATGAGCTAGAGGGAGTTAAGGCTTCCATTCCTGTTGGCAAGTGGAATGCTCAGTACATGCAAAACCCTACTGCTGAAGAGGGTGCGATTATCAAGCGAGAGTGGTGGAACACTTGGGATAAGGATGCTCCTCCTCCTTGTAGTTACATCATTCAGTCTTACGATACTGCGTTTAGTAAGAGCGACAGGGCTGACTACAGCGCGATTACGACTTGGGGAATTTTTCATTACAATGAAACTGGTGAGGATCATATTGTATTGCTTGATGCTACTAGGGGTCGGTGGGAGTTTCCTGAGTTAAAGGAAGCTGCGAACAATTTGTACAAAGAGTACGATCCTGACATGGTTTTGATTGAGCAAAAGGGTTCTGGTATGCCTTTGACTCAGGAGTTGCGTAGGATAGGCATTCCTGTAACACCATTTACGCCGGGACGTGGCGCTGATAAATTTACTCGTATGCACGCCTGTGCTCCAGTGTTTGAAAGCGGCATGGTTTGGGCACCAGATACTCAGTTTGCGGATGAAGTTATAGAAGAATGTGCCGCTTTCCCCAATGGCGAACATGATGACTTGGCGGATTCGATGACACAGGCTATACTACGTTTTAGACAGGGGGGTTTCATTACGACCCCAAGCGACTATGATGAAGACGATTTAACCGCGTATAGTCAGCGCAGAGAGTATTATTAGGAGACCAACATGGAAGATAAAGAAGCAATTATGCTGGCGCTTTTAGAAGCGTTGGAAAGTGGTGAAACGGGCAAAGCCATTTCAGACGCTGACCGATCTCGCCTTGAATCACGTATGGGTGCACGTATGCGCCCTAAGATGAATCCTAATCGTGCAAAGAACATTGGCTCTAGCAAGAGCGGAAGCACACGAGGAATAGACCCGCGTGACAACTACAGCGAAGATGATCTAAAGGCTCTTTTGAGGTCTTCCGGTTCTGCCAAAGGCATGATGGGCGGCGGTAAGGTTAAGCGATACGAGGGCGGTGGTTGTGTCATGGCTGGTCGTGGTGGCTCATTTAAAGGAGTAAAGTAATGAAAACAACTGAAAAAGATGGTGTTGTTAAGGAAGTTATGCCGAAGGAAGGCACTCCCTCGACAACTATGGAAAACTCTGGTCACTCTCGTGGCGGCGGCGCTGCTATTAGCGGCACCAAATTTGTTGGAGTGAAGTAATGGCTAAGATCGTTATCAACATTGATATGGAACAGCTTAAAAGCGGCGTCAATCAAATGGTTGATGACGATCAAGTCGAAGAATTTTCTTGTCCTTTGGTGACTGAGGACAAGGAAGAAAATTCTGAAAACAAGCAGAATGCTATTGATGATTTTGCATACGGAAATTCTGTTTCAAACATGGGAAAAGATACCGAAAAGTGCGGTATATGTAATTATTATGACATTCGATCTGAAATGGTTGGGTGCATTGAGGACGGCATGGGAGATGCTGATGGTTTAGGCTATTGCTCTAAGCTTGAATTTGTTTGTTCTTGCGAAAATGTGTGCAACGAATATGAATCTGGTGGGCCTATAACAGATTATGAAAATGAAGATAAATCCCCCATTGATGGCGGTTCTAAGGATATCTTTTAATGAGGTTGGAGCGGGATAAGTTAGAGTTTTCTCCCGACTCTTTGACGCGAACGTTCTCAGTTCACTGCTCTAAGCTGGTTGAGCGCCTTCCGCTCCAACACCCGAAAAGGAATGAAAATGGCTATTGAAAGAGATATGGGCGCTGGAGGGATAAATTTACTTCCTGAAGTTCCAGTTGATCAGGAACTTATGGTTCCAGAAATGCCTCAAGACCCCGGTGTTTTTGAGTTTGATGACGGAACTGCGATTGTTGGAGAATACGAAGAAGGCGTAGTTCCTTTGGACATTAATTTTAACAGCAATTTGGCCGATTACATTGAAGACGCAGATCTTTCCCTTATTGCTTCTGATTTGACTGGTGATATTGATGGAGACTTTTCGGCTCGTCAGGACTGGGAAGATACATACAAACGTGGACTAGAATACCTTGGCATGAAGTATGAGGACCGGACTGAACCGTTTGCCGGGTCTTCTGGTGTTGTTCACCCTTTACTTGCGGAAAGCGTTACTCAGTTTCAAGCCCAAGCTTATCGTGAGATGTTGCCTGCAAGTGGTCCTGTCCGCGCTGAAGTTGTTGGCGCGACTAATGAAGAGCTTGTTAAGCAAGCGGAACGCATTAAAGATTATATGAATTACATGATTACTTATGAGATGGAGGAATACGATCCTGAGATGGATCAGATGCTTTTTTATCTCCCGGTAATTGGTTCTACGTTTAAAAAAGTTTACTTTGATCCTTTAAAGGGTCGTGCTGTTAGTCAGTTTGTTCATGCTGAAGACCTAGTTGTTCCCTACGGCGCAACTGATTTGGCTTCTTCCCCTCGTGTTACGCATGTCATTAAGATGGATTCTAACGAAGTTCGTAAGCTTCAATTGGCTAAATTTTATAGCGACATCGACTTGCCAAATAGTTCTGGTGGATCAAGCGCAGAAGATATGTCTGACGTACAGCAGACTATTGACGAGATTCAGGGTGTTCACCCTACGAATTCCTCCACTGAGTTAACTCTTCATGAAGTTCACACTGATTTAGACATTTCTGGCTTTGAGGACATTGGCCCTGACGGAGAAGAAAGCGGTTTAAAGCTTCCTTATGTCGTTACTATATTGGCAGATACAGGAGATGTTTTA